CAAGATAACTCGGGGCATATAGATATCCAAATGCTGTAATACAGTCATCAAATATTGCCCAAGATTCATTTCTATAATTATAAAGCAATATCTTATTAGGATAACTATCAACATTAATTTCGTTAGAAGAAGCAAATGTCCAATACACGCATTCGGTATAATAATCACGTATCCCATATACTCTTTGAGTATCAAGAAGCTGACTTTGAATTTGAAATACTTGATCGGGAATTTTTAGGTCAATACGTTCGACATTTGCACCATTACAAGCATGAATTCCAGTTTGGCCAACTGTTAAAATAAACTTATCAAATGGAACTGTAGACATTTCAGAGTTACATCCAAGTTCAGTATTTATTTTTTGCCATATAAATGGCTGAATCTCATTTCCGGTATACGCTAACTCCCACGTAGAAAGCTCAAAAAACACTATTAATCTATCTTTAATAAATTCAGCACTAATAATTGCCTCTTGAGTAGTAGCATCAATAAAGCCACCCCCATCAGCAGTATTGCCAGCAGCATCAGACTGGTTTGGTTCATACCATGCATTAGCAGCTAATGGGCTACCATTATGTGAAAAACGGCATCTATTAACAAAAGCTGTATTATTATCGCCTGCTGCATTACTTTCTATGGTATTAAGCAAAAGCAATCTATTCTTAAAAGAAATGATGAGGCGTGCTGTTCTAATAAACGGTCCAGTATGGATAGCACCTCCGCCTGGGGCAAAATAAAACGCATTAGCACCCGTTGCCGAAGTCCATGTAGCACCATCTTGAGTAAACCATATAGGGTCATCATTAGCTCCCGGAGCGCCAATTGTAGCATTAAAATTGGTTACATACATGGTGATATTATTGTCAGCTGCACCTTCCCAATTGCAGACCCAGAAAAAATTTAAATTAGTACCATGCCACACAGGATTAGTTCCAGTACCCGATCTTACCCAACTTGCACCATTAAACGTATAGGCAAATTGTGTATCAAAAGCATAAGTAGGATAATTATCAATAGCACCACTTTCATAGAAGTCTATACCCATTACAGGTTCGGATGGGTAGAAAATAATTTGTGTGTTAGCAGTAACGCCTGTAAAAGTATAATTTCCGTTAGTAGTACTGTAGGTTGCAGCTCCAATTCCCGTATTTAACATAGGTTGAGCAACACCAGTAGTAACGACAGTAAAAAGCTGGGTGCCAATAGAGAACATTTGTCCTACTTTAAATATAGCTCCCGGGACCGTACCAGTTGCGTTTCCCGCACCGTCTGTTGTACCAACGCCAGCTCCGCCAGGTAATGGGATGCCTAGCCTTGAACTTGTTAAAGGACCACTTTCACTTGTGCCAGTTAACGTACCTCCAAATCTTTTACGGACACGACCACGAAATACATAAGCATTCTCAAGTACTTCGAAAGCATCGTCCATGATTAACCATGGCCTAAGATTGGTTTGCAAACCAGTATTAAAAGGCGCAATAAGAAAACGATCTTTAGCCATACTATTCTCCTTAGTTACCAGTCACAAAATAATGGATGGTTATAGGAGCTCCAGCATTTGATGCCACAGTAAATTGGAGATTATTAAGTGTGGTAAGATATATGTTATAGGTACTTCCAACTCCTCCTAAAGGAGTTAGCTGAACATTAAATGCATTAGCAAAAGCTGGGGTAGTAGCATTTACGGGAAAGACAACTGTATTTGCCCCTGGATTTATAGATACCTGACCCCATTTAAAAAGAATTCCGGAAGGAATTTTAGACCATCCTGCAAGCAAAGCTTGAGTAGATGAGGTAAATTCTACTATTCCCGTACCATTTTGATGACTAAAAACTAATTCAGGATTACCAGTAAGGGTAGATAATTGGCAGTAAAGTCCAACCTCATTACCCACTGTAACAGGAACTGGATTCTGAACAGGCATTTCTACAAAGGCATGAGTTCCCTGGTTTCCTGCATTAAATTGAGTATGATTAACACCGATCAGTGTATAAATTGCTTGAAAGTTATTAAGCAAATCTGCCTGCGACTGAGACAACTGATCTGTTGGTTGAGGAATGTTTTGATTATATGGCATAATTTTCTCCTAAACTAAAAAGTACCTCCGCCCCAACCCCATCCGTTGTTGCTAGGTCCAAAGTTTGCTTGCTCCGTATAAATAGTAGCTGTCCGTTCATTGGTGTACTGCACGATACTTCTTCTATTTACTAATGCTTCTTGTGCTTTAAATTCCGGCATAATTAACGCAACACTATCTATATCCATACGATCTTCAAAGATCTTTTTCGCTGCACCATATGCAATATATTGCCAATATTCTTCAAGTTCAGGAATTGGGTTAACCAAAGATAGCTCGGCTGGCCTAATATAGACGTCAAAATTAATTCTATAGGGCTGATCTGGAACTGGTCTTAAAGTAAATTGATCATTATAAAAGAGCATTGCTTGTGGTCTTGCAACAACTTCTGGTACTGTCTGGCTATTAATGGCTTGGCCAACTCCAGGGGCGGCAGGAAAAGTAATAGTAAATTCTCCAGTAACATAATTTATTGTGTTATTTGGCGTAACAACTGTTGGGGGAGTAGCGGGTAATGATCCAGGTATATAGAGATTTCCAGTTGTAGTTGGGTTCCCTGTAACAGTACTAACAACAGGGGCATCTATAAGCGCTAAGCCATTATTGTTAACATCAACTGAGCTGAAAAGCACATTATTTTGCAGAAAAGTGGCACCAGTTTGAGTCTGTCCAGGAGCAAGTGTAGCGCCTTGATTGATAATAACTCCCGTAAATCTTGTACTTACACCATCACCTGTTACACCAATTGATGAAATACTATTAACATTAGGATAAATACCAAAAAACTGTTCACGAGATTGACTATAAAGCGATTGAAATCCTGCAATATAAAGTGGCTCATGAACCGTTAAATAGAGATTCTGAAAGTTATAAAGTGGATTAGTAGTAACGCCTACAAATGAAGCCGTATCAGTAGGATAAACATCCTGATAGGGATTGCACACAAAAGTAAATGGCTGCCTGAGATTGAAGGTACGCAAATGCTCAGGAAAGTCATAAACAACAAATGTATTTATATAATTATTAAGATCAGTATCAGACAATTGAGCAGTTGAGGGACTTCTGGTAAGGCGCCTAACCTTGGTCTGAATTGCCTGTAAGTTATTTATTGGCATTAGGTAGCTCCATATGGCAGTACATTAACAGTAGCTGCAGTTAATATTGAGTTATCTTCTCCAATGGGGACAACTTGTGCTTGTTGGTTAGCGCCACCAGGCACAGCAAAGGCATCAAATTGTGTAGAGTCTATACTGATGCTAAAAGTAGTGGGACTTAATACAATTATTGTACCGGTAAGCTGATTTGCCTGTTGCATACCAAAGCCACGAGGAATATCGAGTCGAACAATAGTAAGCGATACATAATTATGTGCAAAAGATGTCGTTACGACAGCTGGATTTGCATTTGTTATTGCTGTAATAATACGCATTGCTGGCTGATATGTTGGCTTTTGGATTGCATAAATGGCGCACATTTTATATTCCTATAGATTCAACAGTAAGCACTGGACTTCCAGTAGGCGTTAAATCATCAACATCAACAAACTCAAGACTCTGGAAGCTACAGCGACGAACTTTTTTACCAACACGCATTCCTGTACCGTTCATATGGTTATAGCCACCGGAAAATTGTTCACCTTTCACATATTCATATTCTGGATACCAGAGGTTTTTATTAAGATGCTTTGCTACTCCAAGCGGTATCTTATAAATTTGTCCATCAATAAAATCATATCTTTCTACAGGATCTTCTTTGTGCGCTCTATAAACAAAGCTCATTGCGCCGCCTGGAACTTCGTGAAAGATAAATTTTCCGGTAACAAGTTCACGGTCTTTATCACGGTTGTATTTATGATTAACTTTTTTGTTTTTTTCTGTGGTTGTTGTTTTAATTTCCATATTACTCCTACTTAATAAGGGGAGAGAGTTATCCTCTCCCACTTTAATTACAATCCGCCGTATGTAGATTTACCTGCCACCCAATAGACAACGTCGCCTGTTACAACGCCGCCGCCATCAGTAGAAATACTTCCAGCAGGTCCAAGAATTGGGGTAGTTAACTCATTGCCATTACCACCACTTCCCAAGATCATGCCGAGATAACCAGTATTAACGACTGAATCTGCCAGGATTCCTGTATTGGTGTTAAATATTTGCGCACCACCAATAGATGGAACTTGAGCTGTAGCAGACGATAATGCTGTAGCAGTATCTTCACCAAATGGGACTACTATTGGGAAAGAACTTGGTTGCTGTGCAATTGTTGGCCATGTAAATGCAGTAAAGCCAGTAGTATCAACATTAATAGTAAAGTTGTAATCATCGACAACTGTTACAATGGTAGCTGATAAGTAATTGTTTGCATTAGTAGGATTTAACTGAGTCATACCTGATTGACTTGGAATATTAAATCTTACTGCCTGACCCGGAGTTAATCCATGAGCAACCGAGGTACTTACTTGAGCATTAGTTGCTTGAGTAATCTTAGTTACATATCTTCTTCGAGGATAAAACAACGGATTAGTGTTAACAATGCGGTAGAAACCAGCGCCACCAATAGCTCCTGGAGCAGTTGCTAAAGCGTTCGTAGCAGTAAGCAGTGTAAAGCTTGTATTATTTACAACAGCACCTACTACCATATCAATGCCATTAACATCTGTCTGAGCTGTGTTACTCATACGTACAACTGTTCCAACAGAAATCCCTGCAGTGCTTGCAGTGCTTACTACTGGTCGTGTCGCATTAGTGGAAGCAGTCGTTGCAACTGGAGCTCCTAAAAGAGGCTGTGCCCCAGCTGTTTGACCTGATGGATCATAAAGGGTAAAACCACCGCTTACTAAAGTATCACCATTTTTTACAGCAGTACCATTTGCTTTGTATTGAACGATGCCAGTTCCAGCTGCCATTCCACGTTGCCAGTAGAATTCGTATCCTACATAAGCATTATTAGTTCCTTGGAAATAAGCCGCATTCGTACCAGCAGTTCCAAACTGAGTGTAATTTCTAACAGCAACCCAATCTGCACCAGAAGGGATCTGAATAATGACTGGATTTGCAGTATCTACACGGCTATTACCAGTACTTGTACCGGTAGCAGTAAACGTACCTTGTCCAATTATTGTACCATCCATAGTTTACTCCTTAAGCCAATGTAGCACGTAAATTGATAACCCAAAGATCATTAGTGATCCGAGGAACCTCTGCAAACTTATATCCAACTGATGCGTTAAGCGCTAATGGTCCATCATAAATTGGTGGTCTGTAAATAAACGAAGCCGAGTAACCATCTTGTTCAATACAAGCATATGCTTCCATGCCCACGCAGAAGATGTTATAAACATCATTACCAAGAGATGAGCCGTTAGGGGTTACAGAACCAATGGATGATATTAAGAATCTTAGGTTACCTATTGCACCCCATTCAGAACGGAGAGCATTCATAGGAGCTGGATATTGATTCTTTTGGATAAATCCTGCAACGTTATCTAAATTACCGGTAAGCTGTGTTGAGCACAGAGCAAAGTATGCATCACGCACAGGTGCTGTACCAAACTTATCTTCACCCTCCATGTTATCCATGATGGTGTAAGCATTATTATTAAGTAATGATCGAACTACTGTATCAACATCTGAACGAGTAATCTCAGTAGGCTCATCGCCGTTAACACCACCTACGCAGTTAATAAAACTTGCAGTAGAAGCCAACATGTCACGAGTTAACTGATCTTCAGTTTGTCGTAATGATACACCAAGACGAGCTGCACATTCATTAAGAACGGGATCTTGGTTTTGTAAAGTTACTTGTTCATTAATTTGTACATAAGTTCCATAAAAAGATATCTTTGCATCTATATCAACAGCGGTAAGATTCTGAGGCGGAGGTGTTACACCGCTATTTCCTAATGGAACCATTGCAGTATTTAAAGGATTATACCTTCTCATACGCAATGTTGTACCGCCATTTCTAGGCATGTTTTTACGCATGGCTGGTATCTTATGTATCATATTAGGAACCGGCACGCTGAGCAGTTTATAGCTAAAACTTTGCTGCACAGGAGCTGGCAAAGTGCTAGTTGTGGTAATTGCCATCAATTTCCTTAAAGTTTTATTATATTGAGAATATAACTATACGCTTTAAGTTGGACGAAGACTTGATTTGCGTCCGATGAGCTGAACGAGATCTCGAATTGCGTTCTAAAGATTTGGGTAGCGACGCCAATTTTTGCGCTACATCTAGTATAATTAGTTATAAAAGTGAATTGCAAGCCCAAAAAAGGAGCTCTCATGATTGGTGAAAAATTTGGTAAATGGACAGTAATTGAAGAAGCTGAAAAAAATAAATATGGAAAAGCTTTATATAAAGTTCAATGTGAATGTGGCACCATTAGAATGAAATCTGATTTTCATTTACGGAGAACTGATAAATGTAAAAAATGCCACAGATTAAAAGCTCCTTTTAGTAATTTGCCACCAAAAGTTGAGTAAGTTACACTCAACTTTTAGTTGTAAAATGTATTACTAAAGTAACAGTGGCAGCTATTAGTGCAGTACTCACTGTGGTACCAGCAGCAAGCGCAGCCAGTATTATTTTATTTCTACTGCAGCAGCATTTTTTAGCTTCATTATCAGAAGAATCTGCTTCTTCTTGGGGTTTCTTTTCGATATCGATATGGTCTATGTTAAAAACAACAACATTAGACTCCTGATGACACTCAACTGATCCGACTTCGCTAAGGCTTCGACGGACATGGTGCTCCATGCAATAAGATAGAGGAGACATAAGCAACATTAATGATAAAAGTTTGCTCTTCATAATCACTCCTCAAATTAAGTAAGTGAATCTCAATGCCATAATAACATAAAGCAAAAATTGCTGAAAATTTTCACACTCGTTTATCTAAATGGAAAGAAATAATTTTTTTTACGACCCAAATCGATGCCCATGGAAAAGAAACGCGTTTTTTTGATAATTTGATTTTTCAATAAGCTGATCTGATCGTGTTATTTGATTTTTGATTTCATGTCCTAAAATTTTACATTCCAGACATCTAACCCGTGACAAAATATCACTCTTTCTTTTTCGTAGAAATACCCAACATCTATTGCAAGTTTATCCCACATTTGGGATAATATAATATATGAACAGAAAAACAAGAAAGCCATTGATTTGGCTTGGTTACTCTAGGCAGGAAAATAAAAAGTGAAAAATAAAAAAATAGAATACGAAATAAGTTCTGATAACGTGTTTGCTGAATTAGGGCTACCAAATCCTGAAGAAAGATTAGCGAAGGCCCAACTTGCTAGTGAAATTAATAGAGCTATAGCCGAAAAAGGTTTAAATCAATCTCAAGCAGCTAAGCTATTAGGTATTAGCCAACCCAAAGTATCTGCATTAAGTACTGGGAAACTTGCAGGATTTTCCATTGATAGATTATTTAGATTGTTAAATCTACTTGGTCAGTATATTATAATAACCGTAAGTGCTAATCGTGAATGCTGTCAGCCTACAATTACCCTTTCACCAAAAGATAAAGGCTGGTTATTTGAGCCAGAAAATAAAGAACAACTTGAGCGTGTAAAAGAAGGTTTAAAGCAAAAAGGCACCATTAGGCGTGG